TCACCAGCTCCGGATGACCAGCTCGATGCTCTGCTTTGGCGGCCCCGACTTGTTGCCCATCATGTAGCGGATCGGCACCTTGGTCCTACGTAAACCGGCGAACGTCTCGCGCATCTTCGGGTGGTCGTTGACCGTGAGCAGGACCTTCCCTTGCGCCTGCCTCATGCGGTCAGCCAGCTGCTCGTATTGATCGAGCCCGAAGTCGACGCCGTAGCCTTCCGTCTCCCAGTAGGGAGGATCGCAGAAGAAGAACGTGTGCGGTCGGTCGTACCGCTGGAACATCGCCTGCCAGGGCAGCTGCTCGATCGTGACCTGGGCGAGCCGCAGGTGCGCCTCGCTGAGCGCCTCCTCCACCCGCAGCAGGTTCAAGCCAGGCCGGCCCGTGGTCGAGTAGCCGAACGTCTTGCCGTCGACCTTGCCAGCGAACGCGAGGCGCTGGAGGTAGAAGAACCGCGCGCCGCGTTGGATGTCGGTCAAGGTGTCCAGCTCCTGCAGCTGGAGCCAGCGGTACATTTCCCTTGACACGAGCGCCCAGCGGAACTGGCGGACGAACTCGTCGAGGTGGTGAGCCACGCACCGGTACATGCGGATCAGCTCGCCGTGGACGTCGTTGATGACCTCCACGCGGGCAGGTTCCGGGCGAGCGAACAGGAGCGCGGCAGCGCCTGCGAATGGCTCCACATAGCAGGAATGTTCGGGGAACAGCGGCAGCAGCGTCTTGGCCAGGCGGGTCTTTCCGCCCGGCCACGGGATCAGCGGTTTCATTGAACCTCCGGTAGTACGCTCCCCGATGCCGTGACGTCGCGGTGGGGGAGCCTTGCTGGGCCAACGGGCTGTGTCCCGTGGGTTCGGGGCTGGCCAGACGTTCCCGCGCCTGGCCAGTCGCTCCCTCTTTCCTCTAAGCGGGCTCCTCCTCGACGACGAGCTCGGCCAGTTGATTCAGTGACCCGGCGATCGAATCCAGGCTCGGCACGCGTGATGCCACGCCGTAGATCGACTCGTATTGCGCCAGGTCGAGATCCCACGGCGTGAGCACCACGAGTGTCCAGGGGTCTGCTGACAGTTTCGTCTGAAGACGGCCCCAGTCCATGTCGCCCGGCAGGGTTCGGCCGCGCGCCACTGTGATGCGATCGAACATCGGGCGCACCGTCAGCACTCTGTAGGCAGTCCGGCCGGCGCGGATCGTTCGGCCGCCGAGCAGCCGATAGCTTGGGCTCGCATCCACCGTCGCGAATCGCCGACCCGGCCGATGCGGAACGTCGACCGCCGGGCAAACGACGATCTCGCCGAGATCGAGATAGGCACTCGCACTGATCCCGGGCACGCCGTCGACGTCGTTGTAGATGAGGAGCTGCCACGCCAAGATCGGGTCCAGGTCATCGGCGAACGCCCATATGCAGCCGACCGAGCCATCGTCGAATTCCACAGTCCGTCGAGTGAGCGCGTTCCCGCCCAGCTCGTACGTGAAGCCGGCATCGGTCGCGCGCTTGCCCCGGATCTCCACGCGCAGGCCAGCGGGCAACGTCGTGCCCAGCAAAGCAGCCAGGCGCGGCACGAACGCGCGTGACCGCGCCCCCGTGATCGCCACGGTAACAGCGGTGTGCTGCGAGCCAGATGGCCACTGCACGCGCGTACGTTCCGATGGCGACCTGTCCTGCAACGCAGCTTCGGGCGTGACCCAGGTGCCGCTCGTGATCGCCAGCGCCCAGTCGATTGGCAGGTCGTATCCGATCAACATGGTCAACCCCAGGCGTGTGCGGTAGCGGTGCGCGAGAGCGGATCTTCGTCTACGTCGTAGATGTACACGGGCAGTCCCTTGTCGAGGCCGTAGTTGTCATAGATCAGCACGCGGACCTGGTCCGGCCGGAAGTCCGTGTTCAAGGGCAGCGGGATCTCGAAGAACCGACGCTTCTGGTTTGCGTACAGCCCGCCTGCATGGTCGATCCCCGCCTGCACGTCAGGGCGCTTGTCCAAGGCGAAATCCACGGGCGGGGCATAGCGCGCGAAGGCATAGCTGCCGGCGAGCGGACCGTCGTAGGAGCACGTGATGCGGTGACTGGCCTTGAGCAGCTCGCGCTGCGTCAGCGGCACGCCGCCCTCGGCCTCGATGTCGCTGACGAAGTCCGAATCCGTCAGCGGCGAGAAGTTCTCTCGGCCGCGTGCCTGCGTGCTTAGACCAGGTGCCAGATCCGGTCGCACGCGCAGCTCACCGCGCATATGCTTGCGCGTGATCGTGCCAGCGTACTTCTCGGGGTCGACCAGATCAGGTGCGCGCAGGCGTGCGATGCGCACCACGCCATCGCGGTCACGCCACAGCGACGCACAATAGGCGTCGAGCACCTTCGGCAGCGCGGCCTCGCACGAGATCGCATCGCGCGTGTAGAAATTGATGCCCGCGTAGCCTGTCTCGGCGTCGATCGCAGCGGCATCGGCCGCCGACCAGGTCTCCTCCGGCCAGCCAGCGCGCTCGAAGACCAGGCGCAGGAACGGCTCCAGCTTGATCGGCACGAGTGCCTCATCGTCGATCGGATCGGTGTTGATCTCGTTGATCACGACCGCCTTTACCCGCCCGATATCGACCCCCGCCTGAGTGCCCACCAGCGCGATGAATAGTGCGGTGTCATACGTCGGCGAGATCACGGCCACGAACTGCCCGAGCGAGGCCATCGACCAGAAGCCTTGCGGTCGTGTTGGCCACGGCGTCGTGCCATTGGGCGAGCCTGTGAGCAGGATCGACGGGCGTTGCCCAAACGTCGGCAGACCACCGCTGAGAAAGTCGATCTGCAGGCGGATGCGATAGGTCTTTCCGGCGAGCATGGTGAACGTGGTGTGGCGCGCATACGCCGTGATCGGCTCGATGCCGGGCGTGCTGTTGGTCAGGACAAGCCGCCCTGCAGAGACGGCCGCGTTGGTCAGTGTCCAGTTCGTGCCCGAGGTAAACAGGCCATCGTCGTCCAGCAGATCCTCAGGCCCGCCAGGGATGTCGCCACCGATCGTTGAGAAATCGACGGTCACTCGCCCCTGCGCCTGCTCGTTGAGCACCAGGTTGCCGTGCGCATCGAGCGTGTAGTCGGGCGGATCGGCCGAATGATCCAGCGGATCGCCCTTGTCGCGCACGGCGCCCAGGCCGAGCACCGGGCCATCGTTGAGCGCATACGTGATCGGGTCGGTGCTCACCATCGGCGCTTCGACCGAGCGCGGCGCCCCGGCTGCGAACGGCCACAGCTGGTCGCGGCTGGACTCGTGCGCGTCGGGGGGGAACGTGCGGTTTTGCAACGCGACGGACAGCTCGCGAATCGCGTCGGAGAAGCGCAGCGACGCCATCACATCGTTGTCGCCAGAGGCGGTATCCAGCGACATCACGCCGAGCTGCGTCGCCTGCGCAAACGTCCCGCCATCGGGCACGTCGAGGATGCGCACGAGCGCGCCACGCGAATCGCCCATGATGAACGGGTCCAGATCGCGCTCCTTGTTGCCCACGCGCAGATCGCCGCTGGCTGCCTGCACGCTGCTCGTGCGAGATCCCCACATCCAGAAGTGCGTGCGCCGACGCAATGACAGGCGGCTTCCTGCAGCGATCGACCCGCGATAGACGACATTCGGCGGATCATCGGTCGGCGCCGTGATGAACCCTCGCGTCGCCAGCCGCGCGATGCCCAGGCTCTCGCGCTCGGCGACCCATCCCGGCATGCCTGGCCGTGTCGACGCGAGCCGGCGCTGGCCGGCGTTGAGCATGCAGCGCAGGTCATATCCCGCGCTCCCGGAGACGGTGGCGGCAAGGTGCCACGGGCCATCATGGGGCAGGCTCACGGTCGTGAGCGGGACGTCACCGAGGTAGAACGAGGCGAGCAGCGCATCGACATCGCACAGGACGCCGATCCACACACTCTTGGCGCCCACATCCACCGACGCGACACTGGCTCCGTCGACGTGGATCTGGCCTTCTCCCACGCGGTAGCCGATGCCGTACTCGTCACCGCCCACGTACGTCGCCAGGCTGGCATCGGGCGTCACCAGGCCCACGCTCACCGCGTCGTCGATCGGCGCTTCGCCCCACAGGTAGAACTCGGCGTATCCCACGCCCGCGATCTTCCCGCCGAGCGCACGCGCGGTGCGATCCGTCGTCTTCGACGACTCGTACGTGAGCACCGTGCCGCTGCGCTCCAGCACGAGTCCCGCGCCGAGCGCGGCGGGATCAAACTGGGCATAGAGCCGGCTCACGCACGCACCGCGCGGCGAATCTGCGCTTTCAGCTGCAGGATGGTAATGACTTCGGCGCGATGCTCACGCCGCCAGCGCGCGCTGGCCAACGCGCAGCAATGGGACGCGCACTCCGGGCGCAGGTGCGGCGCGAGCACGCATCCTGCCGGGCCCATGAAGCGCAGCGTTGGGTGCTCGCCGGCCGGCGGCGGCTCGACGTGCGTCGCGCGCATGTGTCGCTCCGCGCGAGCGCAGAATTCCGGCGTGCAGCACGAGCGTGTTGCGCACTGCCCGCACGCGGCGTTCGTGACCGCGGCGATCTGCGCGTAGAGATCGACCCGCGTCATATCTCTTCCGGGAAGGTTTCGCCGGCCTGAAACCGGATGCGGTAGAGGAACTGGCCGAGTTCATCTGGGTCCGCGCCGAGGATCTCGATCGCAGGCCCGACGAACTGCGGGATGTTGCCCATGCCGGCCAACGGCTCGGGCCCAATCGTCCCTCCGTTCTTCAAGTAGACGCTCTGCCCTGAGACGATATCTTCGTTCGAGCTGCGCACGACCGGCGTGCCAACGAAATACACAGTGACCGGATCGGACTCGGCGGCGCCTTTGATCACGAACGCGTTGGCACCATACCCGGATTTCGGTGCGACCCACACCGCGCCGTCGATCACGGTGACCAGTGTCCTGTCTTGTAGCGTTTCGCCGGCGAGCATGGTTTCGCCGGGCGGGGGTTCGGGCGCGAACACGATACGCAGGACGCCGGTGCCGGCAAAGGTCTTGACCACCGTCCCCACGACTTGCGGGATGCCCACGATCGGCGGTGCGGCGACAACCCTGCCTTCGGTGCCCAGCCACAGCTTGGTGCCGATGGGGAAATCCGTCTCCGATCCTTCGATGGTCACTGCGGAAAGGCCAACAGACTGCATCCATGCCAGTTCTCCGCTGACTTCTCCGGTCGCCACGAAACCGGTGGCGTGCCGCGCCAGCGCCGCATCGGCGAGGTACATCGAGGCGTTGCTCGCGTGAATGAGCCGCTGATTCGGGATGTCCTCGGCGCACGTAAGGCGTTCGCCCAATCCCATCAACCGCAAGTTCATCTGCATGACCTGCGTCGGCTGCACGCGCCGGTCGACGCGTGAGGGGCCTGACTGCGCGACGACGTAGAAGTTTTCATCGCCCTGCATCGTGCTGAGCAACGTCATGTCATCAACTTCTTTGTCGGCCACGGCTACGCCCTCGTTAGGAAGCCGGATTCGCCGGCAAGAATGATGCGATCGCCCGTCGCCGTGAGCACGTAGCCCGCGGGTGCCGGAACGACGTCGATCAGCTGTGAGAATTCGGCGGTGTCACCGAGCGCATCGGTGACCCGAATGACGACGAGCTGGCCGTTGCCATCGCCGTACGCCTCGCCGGTGACATCGATGTCGGCGGGCGGATCGAGCGTGGTGAGAATCCAGCCGGGCCCGAACACGCGCGCGACGGATGCGTAGGGCGGATAGCCACCCGTGATCGTGAGCACCGCGGAGTACTCTTCACCGATCACTGCATTGGGCAACGTGCCAGAAATCACCATCGGCTCGGCCAGGATGCGGAACGTGAACCACTTGCGCGCATAGCGCCCGTGGCCGTCGCGCGCCTCGATCTGCACGGAGTACTCGCCGATGTTTTCGGCCTCGGCGCCGCTGACGATGCCCGTCTCCGCACCGATGCTCCAGTCGTCTGGCAGCGCGCCATCGGCGACGCGCCAGTAGACCGGCAGGTAGGCACTGAGTGCGCGCAGCTGCGCGCTGTAGGCAGCGCCGAGCGGCGCGTGCGGCAGCGTGCCGTAGATCTCGATACCGTCGATAATCTGCACGAGGATCGGCATCAGCGCACCCTGTACCGGTCTGAGCCCGCGTGCGTGCCGCTGGACTCGGCGTATCGGCGCATGCGCTCGGTCTCGTCGGCCGCAACCATGCCCGCGCTGGCGCTGCGCTCGGTGTTTTCCGCCACTGCCGGCAGGTAGCGCTCCAGCGTTTCGTGCACCTGCGCCATGCGTTCTTCGAGCGCCGCGAAGCGTTCCGCGCTCGCGCCACCCTCTCCGGTCACGCGGATGCCGTAGCGTTCCAGGATCGCCGCGGACTGCCCGTCGATAATCTTCTCGCCCTCGTGGATGTTGGCCAGCATGTCGCGCGGCACGTAAGCGGTGCCCACGGCATAGCCCGGCACGCTCTCGCTGCCGCCGAGCTTGGCCGAGATCTCGCGCAGCACGTCCAGCTGCTGGACCGCCAGGCCCTGGATCTCGCTGAGCACGTCCAGTTGCGAGAGCGCGGGCGCGTTGACCACGCCCTCCAGGTACGGCGCGAGCAGGTTGCGGATCTCCGGGCCCATCGCGTTGATGGCATCTTCGAGCGCCGTGATCGCGGCATTCGCGCCGTCGGCATCGCGCGCGGACGTGATCGCGTCGAGCAGCGGCGCGAGCGCCTCGCGCTGGGCGGCGGGCATGCCGGCGATTTCGTTGGCCAGCGCGCCGTAGAACGCGCTGGTCGCATCCGTGATCGAGCCGAGATCGATGCCCAGGGAATCGGCCAGGTCGCGCAGCTCGGCGTTGAGGCCGGACGCGAGGTCTGCCAGCGCCTGTGCGGTCCCGGCATTGAGCGCGCTCAGATCGATGCCCACGCGACCGGCGAGCTCGGCCACGCCCTCGGTGAGCCCGCCCAGGTTGAGCCCGAGCGCCCCGATGAGATCGCCGAAACCCACGCCCAGGGTCGTGGCCATGTTGCCGAGCGCGAGCACGCTGTCGGCATTGAGCGCATCGAGCGTGACGCCGAGGTCGGTCGCGAGATCACGCAGCGTGAAATCGCTTTGCGCGGCAATCAACTCAAGGACGGACTGCCGCCCGATGATCGCCATGTCGCTGAGGTTCTGCGCGAGCTGCTGCGCAAGGCCCGCGCGCTGCGCGGCCTCCTGCTCGGCCAGGGCGGCATCGCGCGCGGCGTAGAGCGCGCGCAGCTCGGCCGAGGGCACCAGTTCCGTCGTGGATGGACCGCCATCATCGCGTTCGGCGGGACGATTGGCCTGCACCCAGTCGTACTGCTGACGGTAGTCGTTGCCGCTGGCGAACAGCCGGCGCGCGATCGTGAGCACATCGGTATCGCTCACGGTGCCGGCGAGATAACCCTGCCTGGCGATCTCCAGCTTCTCGCGATCCGAGAGCGGCGACAGATCGCTGATCGCGAGCTGCGTGGCGTCGGCGAAGCGGTCCACGGCCGCGGCGAACGTGTTCGCGAAGTCGGCGAGTCCGCCGCCCTCGCTCTCGATCTGCGAGATCCGCGCATTGATCGCATCGAGCGAAGCGGGCACCCCGCCGTACAGCATCGAAACGATGTCCTGCGTCTGCGCCTGCAGGTAGCGCATGGCCGCTTCGATCTGCCGTGCCGTCCATTGGTGGATCGCAGCGATCTGCCGATTGCTCGCGCTCACGCGGCCTTGTGCCTGCGCGATGGCGTTGGCCGCCTGCAGCGCGGCATCACGCTGCGCGTGGATCTGCGCCAATTCACCGCCGAACGCGCTCATCGCAGGCCCGGCCAGACCGATGCTTTCCAGCCGTTCCTGCGCTGCCGATACCTGTTGATCGAGTAGCGTGTAGTACTCGCTTGCGACATCGGCCAAGCGGAGCAGCGTGGCAATCTGCTCGCGACCGGATTCCGTGGTCGCGTCGAGAGATTGCATCAGGTCCCACATCGCATCGCGCGTGGCCGGCACTGCGAGGTTGGCTTGTCCGAATGCCGACGCGAGCGCCTGCGCTGCGACCTCGAAACGATGTGCGTCGCTGGCGAAATGACTCACGAAACTGCTCATTCCGCTGATCAGGCCCTCGATCCCGCCGGTCAGCGCGATCAAGCCTTCGCTGGCCTGCGCGAACCGCTCCGGGTCCGTTTCGTCCAACGCGAACCCGAGAAGCCGCATGGCCTCCTGCGTCACCTGCACGCCGGTCGCGACACGAATGAGGGTCTCCCCGAGGCCCTCGCCGAGCTGCTGGAATTGCTCGATGAACGGAACCACTGCAACAGCCATCCCGTCAAAGAGCGATCCGAGGACCGCCTGCAACTCAGCTTGCTTTTCTTCCGCGGAGAGGTCTTTCAGGCTAATGCGGATCTCGGCGACCCGGAAACGGTCGAGCGCGGCCTGTATTTCATCGGGCAGCAGCCCGAGCGCCAATGCGCCCTCGCGCACGGTGTCGACGATCGATCCGATGATCAGCTGGAACTGGCGCCCGAACTGGTCGGAGACATCCACGACGCCCTCGCGCGTGCTTGTCGATCCAAAGGCCCAACTCCTCGATTGCACTTCCTGGTAGGCACCAACTGAAATGTTCTCGAGCAGATCGCTCAGTAGCCCGCCAAAAATGATGATGCCCTCATCCGTGATTTTCGACTTGCCCTTGAAGAAGCCAAGAGGGTCCATGCGGGCCGCGTGCCCGGCCATGAAGCCCTGCCCCACGGTCGACAAGTTCATGCCGCTGAAATCGGCATCGCCTGCACCACGCGCCAGCATGTTCGCCGCCGAGCCGAGACCCGCCTGCAAGGCAATCAAGGCGCGCAGAATGCCGCGATTGAGTGCCACGAGTTCGCTTGTGGCGTCGGCCGTGATCTGAGCCGCGTTCAGGATGCTTTCGGATTTCGCCTCACTGTCGCCCAACACCGTTCCCGTACCCTGCGCGGCCTGACGCTGGCCTGCTGTGTCAGCGAAACCGGCGCCGGCGAAGTTGCTGATACTCGCGCCCAGCTGCGCGGCCAACGGGATGACCGTGGCAGCCATCGCCGCCATACGCCCGAATGCCGTATAGGGATCGCCCTGGCCTTGGTTGAGGATCGCAAGGATGCCCTGTCCCAGCGCCAGCACCGATTGCGCAACTTCGAGCGCCGCGTAGTGCCGAGTTCCCTCCTGGGCGGAGTCTTTCATGGCGCCGACGATCGCTTGGCCGAGCTCCAGGAACGCGCCGATGTTGGCGCGCACACTCTTGGTCCTGAGCTTGTCGATCGCCGCCTGGAGTTCTTCGACGGGCCGCGTGCTGAATCCGGACTTGATCGCGTCTTCGAGAACCTTGATCTGCTCCGTGATGCTGTCGAAGGCGCTGGTTTCGCCGACTCGAGAGAGGATGCTCTCGACGTCGGCGATCGATTTTTCCGCCTTCGTGGCGTAGTCGAACAATTCGCCGGCGGCCGCCGCCGCGCCGGCTTGAACGGTGGCGAGCGAGCTCTTCATCGCGATGCCCGCGACGACATTCGCCTTGTATTGCGTGGTCACGGAAGCAACGGCCTCGGCGACCGCGCGCTGCCGCTGGGTCATACCGACCAGTAAGCGGTCATCGGCCACCTGTTTCCGATACGCTGCGAGCACGTCTGCCTGCTCGGCGATCTGTGCCGTGGTCTTCTCAAACACCGCACCGGCGCCGTCGACTTCGCCGCGCAGGTACGCCTGCGTCTGGCCCGCGTCGATCCCGGCCTTCGTCCATTCGGCGACCTGCACGTGCGCCGCGGTCACGCGTTGCTTGTAGGCTTCTGTGGCGGCGTCGAGCGGCGACAGTGCCGCCTGCTGTTGCGACAGCGCATGGACGACATCGAATTGGGCTTTCGCCAGCGCCTCGGCGGCACGCTTGGCCTCTTCCTTGGATTTCTTCGACGCCTCCTGTGAAGTGCGCGCACCTTCGTACGCCGCGCGCGCAGCCACAACCGCGTCGATCTCCTTCTGCACCGAGGCCGGAATCTTGTCAGTCTGCTGGAGCCCGAGCTCCTGCCGCGCTTGGTACTCTGCGGCGGCGCGTACCCCACTTGTCAGTTCCACGTGCTGCACGCGCAAGCGCGCGGCCTGATCGCCAAGCGATTTGTTGAGCTTCTCGATCTTGTCCGCGCTCGGTCCCGCGACCTCGCTGAACAGCGACATGAGATCCACGACACCACGCAGACCGTCGCGCAGCAGGCCGAATCCATCGGCCAGGCTGCGCACATTGCCCAGGCGATCGATCGCGATGGCGACGCGTTCCGTTGCCGGACCGAGGTGACTCTGGATTGCCGTACCCAGCACCGTAGTCTGCTCGCTGGACAAGCCCAGCGCCGTGCCGAGTTGTGCGAGTTCCGCGCGCAGTTGCTCGGCTGCTGGAATCAGGCTGAGCAGTTGGATGCCGGCGCCCTCGCGCGATGACTGTTGCGCCTGCGCAATGCGGTACTCGATCGCGATCAACGCCTCACGCTTGGCGTTGTATTCGTCTTGCTGCGTGGCGATCGTGCCGAGTTGAGTACTCCACTCCTGCAGCGCGTTGCGCAGCGTTGCCGGCGCGGTGCCCGATGCCGCGTCCTCGAGCGCGCTGGTCAGCTCACGCGCGCGCGCGGCACCCTCCTTGAGCTGATCGATGCCGGCCGCGAACTCGCGCTGCCGTTCGGCCTCGGCCTGGCGCCAGGCGAACACGGCCGCCGCGACGCCGCCGAGCACCACGAGGATCGCGCCGATCGGCCCACCCGCCAGTGCGAGCATGCTCGATCCGAGCGTGCGTGACGCCACACTGGCGATGCCCATCTCCGCCGCCAGGGCGCGCGCCACGAGTTGGTTGCGCACCATCGCGGCCGCGCTGGCGGCCATTGTCGACACCCAACGCGCGCCGAACACGACCAGCACCGCGCCGCCGATCTCGACCAGCGTCGAGAAGTGTTCGCCCAGAAACTCGATGCCGGCAGCGAGACCGGCGGTGACGCCCATGCCTTTGTTCGCCTCGCCGACCCACACCTTGAACGCGTTGGTCCACACAGTGATCGCGTCGCCGACCGTCGTCGGCATGCTGTCGGCTTCCTCGCGCAGCTTGCCGAGCTGCGAAGTCAGTGCGGGCAGCACGCGCGCGGTCGTGAGCTCGCCCGCCTCGGCCATTGCGCGCAGCTGCTGTCGGGTCACGCCCAACCCATCGGCGAGCGCAGTGGCCAGGCGCGGCGCACCGGCGAGCATCGTGTTGAATGCGTCGCCGCGCAGCGTCCCGGTTTCCATCGCCTTGCCGACCTGGTCGATCACGCTCGCGCCGGTCTGCGCGTTGGTCGCGCTGACCACGAGCGAGAGCGACACGGCTTCGGTCATGGCGAGCGTATCGCGCGCAACGAATCCGACCTCGCGCATCGCGCCGGCCGAGCGCAGGTACACCTCCGAGGTTTCGTCGATCGCGCGGAACGAGCGCCGCGAGATGTCGATCAGGCGCTCCTGCACCATCGCCTGTTCGGCGCCGTCGACCGTGGCCAGCTTGATGCGCGAAGAGATCTGCCCCCAGGCATCGGCGACGTTGATGATCTCCTTCGCCAGTCCAGCACCCATCTGGATGCCGAAAAACCCGATCGCGAGGTTGCGCGCGTCACGCAGCTGATCGCTGATCGATTTCACGCCCGCGCGCGTGCGGCCCATCGCGCCGGTCGCCTTGTCGGCCGCGGTCTCCGCGCCGGTGCCGAAACGCTGGATCTCGCCGTTGGCCAGGCGCATCTCGCCGACCAGGCCCTTGCCGTCGGCGCTCAGCTTGATTCGCAGCTCATGCTCGGCCATGCTGTCCCTCGATGACCGTGCCCCTTGCCCTTGCGTTCCTCGTGCTCTCGCTGGCCTTGGTCAGCATGCAGCCGCTCGCCTGGATCGCCTGGGCCATCTGCGGCGTCGCGCTCCTCGTCTCGATGGCCCGCTCGCTGCTGCGCCTCACCGCGTCTTGACTCCTACTTCTTGATCCGGTCCAGCAGCTTCGGCTTGGCTGCATCGCTCATCAGTCGCACCCCCGCGAATACGCTTGGCCACTCCGCGCGCGGCACGCGCATCAGCACGCACGCCGCGGCGATCTCCTGCGCATCGATCCCCACGGGGATCTCGCCACCCATGCCGGCGCGCGCCCATCGGCACGACAGGAACACGCCAGCGGTTACCCAGTTCTCCCTCCAGATCCAGCGCGGTTCCATGAGCTGCTCGGCTTCCTGCCGCTCGATCGCGAGTGCCTCTTCGCTCCATCCCTGGTCGCGCAGGTCCTGGATCGCTTGCTCGACGTCGGCGCCGGGGCATCCCTGTCCCCACCACGCGGCCGCGTCCGTCAGTTTTTTCGGTAACCCTCAACGCCGATCGATTTGAGGAACGCGCGCACGATCGAGGGCTGCACCGGAAAGATCGCGAGCAGCTTCGCGCGGTTGACTTCGTTGACCTCGACTTCCGTCCCGTCGGCGTTCTGGACCTTGCGCCAGCCGCGGAACACTTTGTCGAGCACTTCGGAGTCTTTGAGCGGCGCCTCGCCGTCCTCGCGCGTTCGTACGAGCTCGCCGAGCTCGTCCTGCGGCAGGCGGTTGAACTGGCCGTCGAACGTGAACTTCTTCTTGCGGCCGGTCTCGTCGTCGGTGAGCTCGACTTCGACGGGGTACCAGTAGGTGGGCTTTTGATCGATGACAAACACGGGGGGGTGTCCTATGTGGGGAGCGGGCTCCCTGGGGGGCACGGGACAACCGGTGGTGCGGTGAAACCGATCAGGTGAACTCGAGCTCCATCTCGTCGTCGTTGACGTCGCGCACGAAGCTCGTGTTGGCGGTCACCATCGCGCGGCCGCGATCGTCGCCGTACTTGGGCTGCAGCAGCTGCACGCGAGGTGCGGCGAGCTTGATGATGTTGCCGGCGACCACGCCATGCGTGAACAACAGGTTTCCTACCGTGTCGGCCTTTGCTGCCGTGAAATAGTTTTTCGTACTGAGCACTGGGGCCAGCAGGTTGATCGTGCCCGCCGGCATGCGGTCGGTGATTTCCACGGCCTCTTCGCCCGGGTTGTCGAAGTGCTCCACCTGGTTGGCGTGGTCGTACGTGAAGCCGATGAACACCGAGGCCAACGCGTGCAGCGTCACGGTCGGCGTGTGCTCGTACGTGATCGGCTTGGGCGCGAGGAAGCCGGTGAAATCCGGCACGAGGTCGGTCGCCGTGGCCGGGTTGACCCACAGGCCCGTGAACACGAAATGGAAATAGGGGATGCCCTGGCTGTCGCCCTTGATCGACCAGGTGCCGCGCGCGCCGCGCAGCGCGTGGCGCTGCCCATCGAGCTGGAAGTACATCGTCAGCGAGTCCGTGCCGTTGCTGGCCGGCGCATAGGTCACGCTCACGCCGGTGTCGATGGTCTCCGCCATCTGGCAGGCCTTGAACAGGCGACCGTACGCGGGCGCTGTTCCGGCAGCCCCGCTGCCAGCCATCTCGACATCGAACTCGACTTTGACATGCACGCCGACGTGGATCTCGCCGTCGTTGCCGAAGCCCTGACCGTCGAGGTCACGTTTGACGGTGCTCCCTTCGAGTGGCGAGATCGTCGCGGCGTGGGTGCGGATCGCATCGTTACCGTCCAGCGCTTCGGCTGTCCCGTAGACCGCTTCCAGCGCGGCGAAGATCGTGGTTTTGCGCGTCTTGAGAGACATGGGATTTCCTCAGGTGGTCGTGTCGTTGAGAGCGATTACTTCTTGCCGCGCGCGCAGCGCTCGCCAGTCGTCGCATTGGCAGCGGGTGTGGCAGCGGGCGCAGGCGCACGCGCTTCGGCGGGTGGCGTGGATTTCGGCGGGGCCGGCCGCGTGCACGGGATGTGCCGCACGAGCTTGTCGTTCTCGTACACGAAGGTGCCGCCGTCGCTGCGATTCGGGTTTTTCATGGGAGTCGGTCCAGGTAGCGGGTGGTGGTGAGTCGAAGTCGCGCGACGTGGCAGAGCACGCCGGCAAACATCGCGGGGCCAGCATCATCGAGCTGGAGGCAGGATTCACCGGCGGGGTTGCCCGGCTCGGTGCATTGGTCAACGACATCGCCGAGCGTCTCGTCGGCCGCGAACGCATCGCGCAGCGCGTCGATGCCGGCATCGAACGCGAGCTCGCTTTCCTGCGCGTCATCGAGCGCGACCAGGTAGACGATGCGCCAGGCCGTCATCTCGACCGTTCGGCCCTGGATGTTGCCGACCTCGCTCACGCTCACGCGGCGCACGTGGCAGCCGCGCAGCGCGGTGGCTGGCGCGGCCAGGTAGAACGACTTGAGCTGCGCCACGTTGGTCGCATAGCGCTCATACGCCTGCACCACGCCCGCTGCCGGTACGGACGCCAGCACGGCAACGATCGCAGCACGAATCGCAGCAGCGCTCATGTGCGCACCTCGTTGAGTCGCGCGAAGATCCGGATCACGGCCTCATCGAACTTGCGCACGATGGCCGCGGTGCGCTGTTCCAGCGTGCGCTGCCAGACGGGGTTGGGCTTCGTGCCCACCTTGCGGATCTTGTGCGCAATGGCGAACGCGACGCCGGTAGCTTCCTTGCCGCGCACGCCGAGCTTGGCCTCGACCCAGTCGATCAATGCCTGGATGCCGATCATGCCCACGGCATGGGGCCGCGTGCCGGTTTCGACGTAGACGGCGTAGGGGCGATCGGTGCTGACCAGGCCGAGCACCTGGTCGCCGAGGATCTGTTCCTCACGTGCGATCGAACCGCGCAGTCCAGCCGCGCCGCCGGCACCGGCCGGCAGCTGCTGCATGAGCTCGCCCTGCAGGAGAAGGTCCACGTCGGTCATCGTCGTGAGCAGTTCCTCGCGCGTGATGTCGGGTGCGCGCGTGAACAGCTCGGCGAGCTGCGTGAACTGGGTGGCGTCGATCGCGAATCTCATCGCGGCCACTGCGTGGGCGGATGGAACAGGGGCCGGCCGCCCAGCGCATCACGGCGCGGCAGGGCCACGTCCACGGATGCGGGCTTCGTGCGCTCGCTCACGTTGCCGATGAGCGAGGTGTACTCGGCGCGCAGGTCGCGCGCGCGATTGCGATAGCGTTCGGTCTTGCCCATGTGGTCGGCCGAGTCGGCGCCGATCGTCGGCGCGCCCTCGGTCGCGTAGTCGGCAGACAGCTGCCCGCACAGATCCGCCGCAGCCAGCGCGCACAGCGCGCGGCGATGGCGGTTCGGGATGGTGTTCGTGGTGACATCCACCACATGCGCGCCCGTGTAGGTCAGGCGCACGTCCTCGCCGCTGGTGGGCGAGAACACGAAGATGAGGGAGGGGCCGGTCGGCGTGCGCGTGACGTGGATCGCCGTCGGCAGGATCTCGTTCGGCGGCACGCTGCCCAGCGGATACTCGATGCCGTGGATCTCGCTTTGCCCGTCGATCCAGTGCAACGGCAGCGGCAGTACTTGCCCGCCGGCACTGGCGACATCCTCCACGATCACGCGCGGCGCGTCGGCGCTGTAGCGCTGGAGCGCATCGGCAATCGCGGTATCGCGTTGCACAGACGTGATGACCTGGTCCTTGTCACGGACCAGGTCATCGACTGTCGCTTGGATCTCAGCCAGGCTCACGGAGTGCTAGGCGACGATCGCGCCGTAGAACCCGCGGAAGTCACGCACCGCGCCGCTGTAGATGTGCCGGATCTTGTACTTGATCTGGTCGTTGGAGAACAGCGAACCCTGCGTCGGGTTGTCCTGCACGAACAGCGCCGGTTCCTCGCCACCGAAGAAGCCGAGTTCCAGCAGCGGGACTTGCGCGTTGTCCGCCGTCGCGAACCAGTTGTTCGTGTCGGTCCAGTAGTCGACCACGTGCACGGTCGGCTTGCGGCTCTGCACGAACGTCTCGTCGTTGTTCGTGTCGCGCACGAACAGATCGAACGCGGTTTCCTCGAGCTCGGCAGGAATGGCGAGGTGGCGCAGCGTGATGCCCAGGCGCTTGGCACTGTCTTTCTCGGCCTGTTTCTTCATCGCCAGGCGTGCCGCGGCGAAGCTCGCCTCGGAGAGTGCGGCCGTGCCGAGGTTCGCGTGCGTGGCATGGAAGAGCGCGACAGTGTCGTAGATCGTCGGGTTGGTCGCGAGGAAGTTGTAGACGAACTCGTAGAGCGTGCGTCCTGCCGCCACGGCGAGGCTCATCGGGATACGCCGAAGCGCGCCGACATCGTCGTTGGCGATGGCTTCGAGCGAAATCGTCTCGGTGCCGCCGCGCTTGGTCACCGAATAGGTGGCTTTCTCATCGGTCGGCGTGGTCAGCGCGTCGTACGGTCCGTTCTGCGCGACTGCCGGCAGATTGCCGTAGCCACCCATGCGCGTGCGTTCCTGGCTGCGGAAGTCCGTGACCGGAACGACATCGCACAACCAGCGCCAGTCCTGGTACGCCTCCAGCGCGCCGTAGTCGCGGATGAGCGCACGCGTGATCGAGTCGCCCAGGATGTTGCTGAACGTGGTCGAGCTGACCGCTTCGCGGAACTCGGTACCGCCCGCTTCGCGCAGCCGCTGCTTGTCGCACTCGGCGAACAGGCCAGTGACGCGCCGATCGCCGGTGACTTCGATGTAGGCTTCCCGGAAGCTCGTGGCCTTCTTCGTCGGATCGAAGAAGTCGTCGAACATCGCCTTGACCTTGTCCGCGCGATCCTCGCCCGGCTCGATCACGCCCAGGCCGCCGATTTGCGGCGAGCCTTCGCGCAGCTTGGCCAGGAACTCACGCTCGCCCTTGATCGCAGCGTCGACGTCGGCGGCCTCGAACGAGGCGGCTTCGGCGAACCGCTGCACGAGCCGATCCTGCACGATAGCCGGCAGGTTGCTCGCGGCAATCGCGACGCGTGCGGTGGCGCGCGCCTCGACCATGCGGATGCGCGACTCCACGTCGGCGACCGTAACCGCGGCGGGTGCCGGGGAATTCGGAGGTGCGCCAACCGCTTCGCGGTAGGCCGTGAGTAGATCATCGTCCGGCGCCTCAGCGAGTTCGGCAGCACGGGGTGCGGAAATCACGGCGAGCGCCGCAAGCATCGCTTGACGCAGTTTCATGTTGGGCTCCTGGGCCTGTACGGATTCGACAAAACGGATAACTTGCCCGCCCGCGCCGGGCTCGATGATCAGGTCCACGCTGCTCACTTTCGTGAGCTTCGTGGCCTCGCGGAACTTGCCTTTCTTCTTGGCGTTGCCCTCAGCGTCGATCGACAGACCGAACAGGTCGGTCATGCCGCGCGTGACGGCTTCGCGCAGCTGCGCGGACACGCTGCTGGACTCCAGCACATCGAGGACGGCGTGGATCTCACCGCCTGCAGCTTCGACGAAGCGCGGCTCTGTGAGTTTTCCGACCAGCGCGCGGAAGTCTTTGGCGGTCGCGTCGCCTCTCACGTGGGCGTCATCGGATTTCACGAACACGCGCACGCCGTCAAACAACTTGACGGCCTCGCGAAGCACCGCGGCGGGGTAATCCACGCCGTTGATCGATGTGCCGGCGCGAATCACGCGCACGAGATAGCGCGGTGGCGCAGAAGCATCGGCGGCGAGCGCTTCAATGAAAACGCTCGCCGCCTCCGCCACCCGTGCCCCCACAGGTTCGTTGACCGGCTGATAGTCGAGCAGCACTTCGCTCGGGCTGCCCAGCGCGATCGTGTTTTGATCGGTGACCGTGTACGGATAGGCGATGTAGCGCCCGTCGACCGTAATCACGACGCGGTCGGCGAAGACCGAGTCGACTTCCACGTAGTGGTTGGGTCGCGCATCGCGGACCGCGCGGCGCACCAGATCGAAAATCTGGCTCAGTTCGGTCGAGGCGGCCTCGCGCAGCGCGACGCTGCGATAGTCCACCGACACCTGCGTGGCGGTGCCAATCGTGACGGTGTTGTCATCGCCAAGCGTGTACGGGAACTCGTAGAGATGGCCATCGCGCTGCACGATCACGCGATCGGCGAAGATCGCGTGAAGACACACCCAGTCATTGGCGCCCAGGCCGTAGTGGCGGCGCATCGCCGCCTGCAGGAGGTTGGTGATTTCACCAAACTCCGAGGCGGCCTCGCGCAAGGCGATCACACCGACGATGCCTTTGGCCGGCCGGCGGATCATCAACCGATTTCCTTCCAGGTGTTCTTGTCGTCCATGAGCACACGCACGCGCTGCCCGTCGGGCGTCTTGCCCTGGGCGAGCACGTGCACGGTGCCGACGGGAACGTAGCCGTCGGTCTTGGCCTTGGCCTTGGTCTTGGCCGCCGGCGGATCGCCGACAGGCGGATCAACCACGGGCGGATCGGCCGGTGGCGTCGGCGGCGTCACCGGCTCGCCCCCTGCAGGCGCGCCTGCAGGGGGTGCCGTCTCGCTCGTCGGCGGGGGGTTATTCTTGGTCACGGCCGTAGCCGGCCTGGCCTTGGGGGCCTTGGCCTTGGGAGCAGCAGGTTTCTTGGACATCTCGCCTCCGTAGCCGTGGGACGGCACGACGGAGACGGATGATCTAGATCACTGGCCCTGGATACTTTTAGCGCGTGCTACTGGAGGCCACGATCGCGCGCGTGGTGCGTCATCCTCGCAACAGCCCAAGACGCAAGCGCGCATTCGCTGCCTTGGCGAGATCCACAAGATCAGCAAACTTCTTGCACAGATAGGCAGATACAATTCCCGACAACAACGCGATGACGGACCACACGCCCGCCGCTCGCTTCGCTGCGTCCTGGAAATCCTTCGGCAGCACACCTGCATATCGCGTATCGGTGGCGACCCATATCCAATACCCGCACGCGATGATTCCCGCTGCGAGGAACAGCATCGCAAGTACGCGCAGCAATGCTTCGGACGATTCGCCGCGATCGTAGGCGTCGACAAGGCCTCGCAGGGCATCAGCTTGCGCGTCGGCATCCTCTGCTGCGGCCAGAGCTTCTTCCCACCAGGTCACCGACTTCATCTCTTCCATAGCCGACTCCAGTCATCGCCACTGCGGGCATTCGCATGTGTCGCCCGGCACAGCTTGGGACTCCCTTCGGGCCGGGGTCAGGCACGGATGGCTGCCGGGCGACGAGCGAATGATGCACGCCGCGCCTGCGATATGCACGAGGCAATCGCCGCGTCCAGCGGTAGGATATTTCCTACAGGGCGGGAAGGTCAGGGTCACGCACGACGCGCAGCGGCACGCCGGCATCGAACGGGTCCAGGCGCACGGTCGACTCGCCCCATCCGCTGCCATCGGTTACGGGGATCGACAGGCACCCGCAGTTGATGATGGCCGAAAGCGGCGCGTTCGGGTCACGCGGATACAGCAGCTCGACGCCACCCACCACGAAAGACTCTTTCACCAGAACGGTCTGGCCGTGCGCGGCGACGTGGTCCGGGCGCGGGTGCAGCTTGCCGCTCTTGACCCAGCGCTTGCGCAGGCCGGGCAGCCGCTCGGCGGCCTGTTCCATGCTTGCTTGGCTCGATGACGAGTAGGCCCGGCCGATCTCGTCGTTGACGATCTGCCGCGCGCGGCCGCGCACGCCGCCGCCGAGCATGCGGTCGACGTTGCTGATCGCCTGGGCAGCGGGGCGCGCGCCGATCATGACCTGGGCAATCTCGGCATTGATGCGGTTCGCCGTGCGCGTGCTGATGTCGCCGATGAATCCGGTCAGTGACCGTTCCAGTGCACGCAGTGCGCGCGGGTTGAGCACGGCCTGGGCCGAGACGTTCGCGGCAGCCAGCGGAACGCTCACGAGCTGCGCGCCGGCCGACCAGGCAGAAGACAGCGCGGCGGTACCGGTGCGCGCCGCGGTGCGTGCGAACTCATCGAGCACGCGCGCGATCTCACGCTGCAGCGCTTCGAGTCGGCTGCGTTCGGCGCCATCGCCCAGGCCACCGAGGATCTGCGCAATCTCCGCTTGCGCATCGCGCAACTGCTTGATGATTTCCAGATCCGTGGATTTCTGGATGCGCGTGAGCCGCGACAGTTCGCCCGAGCGCGCGGCGTTGAACGCCCGCACGCGCTCGTCGTTACTCGACATCGTCGGTGGGCAACGGCGTGCCGTCGTCGGTGGGCGGCGTGTGGTCGATCTGCTCGCGCAGCGCAGCCTCCAGTTCTTCCTCCACCTCGATGTCGACACCCAGGCGCTCCGCCATCGCGGCGATGAGCCGCAGCGCTGTGCTCCTTGTCAGCAGCCCTTCGGCGATCGACTGCGCGACAGCGGTCACGATCTGCTGCAGCGAGGCGGCGTACTTCGTGGTGTCCTTGGCCGTCATCTCCGGCCACTGCACCTGGAGACTCAGCAGGATCGCCTGCTGTTTCGCGCTCGGCTCGCGATCGAGCACGCGCCAGTGCGAGCGGATCACGTACTCGCCGATCGTCATGAGCATGTAGCCCAGGAACGTCTGCCGCATCTGCAGCATCTTCTCGGTCGGCTCGGTCATGCTGCTGCCGGTCGACTTGTTCACGTCTTCGGCCCCGCCATACCAATGCTCGGGCACCGTCGCCCCGCCGAGCATGTGGTTGCGGATTAGCCTCGCCGCGCTGGCCGCGTCGTAGCTGTTGAGCGCGGGCGCCTCGGCCTTCCACTCTTCCGCGTCGTTGTGCACACGCACCGAGTTGCTCCTCGGCGCCGTGATCTTCTTCGCGCGCTGGGCCACCTCGTCGGGCGTCGCGCCCTTGAGCGTGACATCCCAGATGAAGGCGCGCGAGGCGCTGGATCGATCGACCTCGCCGAACAGGAACTGATCGTATGCATCCAGCCAGTCCAGTTGCGCGAGCAGATCGCTTACGCCGCGGCTGGCAGAGCAGAGATCGTTGACCCTGAAGTAGAAGCAATCGCCCGTCGTGAAGGTCTTGCGGATCTCCTGCGTGCGTTCATCGAACGCGTCCTCGGGCACGTTCACGATCACGCGGTAGCGTCGCGATTCCCCTTTGAGGTTTTTCTTGGTCACGATGCCGATCGGCTGCTCGCGGTTGGCGGGGTCCATGACGACGGTCGCGATCTCGACCGGATCGAGATAGCCGATCCGCACGACGCCAGTGATGTCGCTGCGGAATACCGGATAGCACGCTTCGCCGAAGAGCCCGAGCTCGCGCGCCCGCTTGACGAGCTTGATGTCCCACGCGTTGAGGCCGTCGCGCCAGTGGCGATCGAGCGCGCCTTGCGCCTCTTCGTCATCCACGCGCCAGCTCACGCCCTGGGCAAGCAGGTAGGCCAACGGCAGCTCAATGAGGCGGTTGGCGAGGAGGTTCGTGCGCCACACGTAGTGCGCCAGGCGCAGCATGCGGTCCTGCGTCATCGGCGCCAGGTCGCGGTTGCTGTCACCCGTCAATCGGCGCCAACCTTCCTCGTCCTCGTGGTCGATCGTGGCGCCGGCCGCTTCGACGAAGCGGGCCGGTGTGAGGGCGGAAACCAGACGATTGAGCCAGCTCATGGGGTGCATCTCCAGAATGGGGCCGCGGAACCGCGCCAGACCGGCACAGGACTTTTCTCAAAAAGGGGCCGGGCGTTCTGACAGGCCATCAGCGCTCCGAATCGTCGGTGGCGCTTAGAACGCGTCCTGTGCGTTCCTGTGGCCGACCGAACATCGGGCTCCGGCGGCGACCACGCAGGGCCTCCGGCAGCTGATCGTCGTTGGTCGCCTCCACAGTCTCGCCCGCGGCGGGTTGTGCTTCCTGCCGCGCGGCCGCCCACATGAGCACACCGGCAATCGCGGCGTCGCCGTGGCGGTCGCCACCGTCGCTGCCCTTGGTCCGGGCGTCGCTCATGCGCGGGCAGCCGGCAACGAGCACGACACTGCGATGATCGGCGATCCAATCCTCGTCGCCGAAGGTCACGATCTCGCCGTCTTCGAATGCCTGGTGGTACTTCGGGAACCACTCGTCGTACCACTTCCCGGTCGCCATCACGCATTCGACTTTCTGCGCGCCGACTTTCTGCAGCGCCGCCTCGGCATGGCTTTGGCCATTGCCACGCGCGTCGAACTTGGCGTGATGGAACAGCGGCAGATTGTCGAGCAGCCACGAGACGATCAAGCGCTGGCAGTCGAACGGGATGTTGCGCAGCTCGATGCGCAGCGGCGTACGCCACGCGCGGCTGCGTTCCTCGGGTTGCCCTATTACGATGATGGACAGATCGCCCGAGCGCCCGAAGTCCTGGCCGAACACGCTGCGCAGGTGCGCAGGCAGCGCACGCACGAGCGGCGCGAGCACCTCCTCGATCCACTTCTGCGTGACCGCGAGGCGATCAGGATCGGTGACGAACGTGGCCGGCTTGGAGTACACCGCCACCGGCATTCCGGGCTCGGCGCACTTCTCCAACAGGAGCCGGCTGAAGTACACGCCGCTGCCGCGCTTGGGGATGCACTCCAGTTCCTCGTTCGCCGATTCCGGCGTCGGATACTGGCTGCGCACATCCGCGACGAATGCCACCTCCGCGTCGGGCGCCCAGACCTTCTTCGTCACCAGGCAGATGCGCTTGAACAATCCTTCGGCGATGGCATCGCTGAATCGCACGCGATGATGCGACCAGCCGAGCTTGCCCTCGACGCAGCGTTTCACGTACTCGTTGAACGGATTGTCTTCGCCCTTGTGCGTGCCGCCGATGCTGATCCGCCCGCCCCATATCCGATAGGCGAGCGCGCCATCGATCACGGCTTCCAGTCGCATGTGATGACCCGCTTCGTCGATGCGCGCGTGGCCCTGCCGGCCACGCCAGTTGTGCGGCATCGCAGAGAGCGCCTCGATCTTGTTGCCGTTCGCAAACTTGATCTTGTACGTGACGATATCGCGTTTCTCATCGTCGATGAGCACGTGCTCCAGACCCACATCGACTTCGGAGCAGATCTGGTTGTACCAACGCGCGAAGGTGGCGCAGTCCCCGATGAACTCGGCGGCCATCCCCTGGTTGTAGCCCATGTAGAACTGATCCATGCCGCCGTTCGCTCGCGCGGCCTCGAGCGCAGCCTCGGCCGCCCACGCGCCCCACGTGAATCCGACGCGGCGCCCCTTGTCGCAAATCCGAACGATGCTTTCGTCAAGGTGCCAGCGCACCTGGTACGGCAGCAGGATGTGCGGGATCTGCGCCTTGGGGATGCCGGCCAGCTGGACACCCGCGCGCTTGGCCTGGATCTCGTCGACCAGGTTCAGGGCTTCTTCGCGTTCTTCCGGCGTCACGCAGCGGCCGCCTGGATGCCGAGGAACCGCGCCCGAATCGCCTCCCACTGATCATCGTTGAGTCCCTTCTCGCGGGCTACTTTCTCCGCGGCCTTGGCTTGCCGTTGCAGCGCCACGCGCTCGATCTCCAGGCGGCGCTTGAGTCCAACCGCACCCGCGCGCTCTAGATGATCCAGCCCCTTCGCGAGCAGCATGAACTCCATCGGCTTGACGCGCAGGTCCTCCGCGTCGGTGTCGCCCTCCTCGGGCGCTTCGGCGTCACCGAGATCGGCCATCATCTGGAACGCGATCGTCTTGAGCATTTCGGCGAGCAACGCGCCGACATCGCCGGTGGGGTTCTCGCCAATCTGCGCAACGAGCTTGCCCGCGATCTCCTGCGCCGCTTGGTAGCGCTGCATCATCGCGCGCGTGCTTTTCACGTACCGCCCGACCGCCGACTTCGACACGTCCGCATCGAGCTCGTTGAGCTTGTCCGTGATCTGGTGGATCGTCGCCCCTTCGCGGATCAGGCGATGGCACAGCTCCGCGAGTTCGCGCGGCAGCTTTGCGATGGTCGAGCGCGCGGCCACGCGTCAGTCCTCGATCAGCTGGATGCCGGGGAAATCCAGATCGCCCGAGATCACGTCCGATCCGCGTGGCGTGATCTTCACGAACCCGACGCCCTGCACGGTGCGGCGGTCGATCAACCCGTGGCGGCTCAGCCAGGCGAGGTCAATCTCGATCGTGTCCTTGTCAGCCTTGTAGCCGAACGCGCACAGCGTCGAGCGCAGCAGCGATTCGGATACGCCGTTCGCGTTGCTGGCCTTGACGATCGCCAGAATGCGGCCACGCCGGTACGGCATCGTGGCTTCGGTGATGTTCATCGGCTTCTCCCAGTGCTGTTTGTCAGCAGGTTTTGCATGAGCCCCTGGAGCACCTTCATCTGCTCGCCCAGGGCACGGTTCTCCGCGCTGGTCCGCGAGCGCGTCTCGGCGACTTCGATCGCGACGCGGTTGATTTTTTCGTGCAGCGGCGACAAGTCCCTCGCGCGCAGCACGTGCTTGTCGTCGGCAGCCTGGTGCGACTCGATTCGCGCAACCGCATCGCGCACGGCGTCGACGTCGTCGCGGATATGACCGAGCAGCTGCTCGGCATGCGCTTGCACGCGCGCATCGCCGTCGGCGATCTGCTGGCCGAGATCCCCGGTCTTGGCCTTGCGCCAGATCAGCAGGCACACCGTCGCCGAGATCACGGCGCACAGGGCGCAGACGATCGCGACGAGCAGCTGCACGGCGTCCCAGTTTTCACCCACGGCGCACCGGTCCCATGAGCTCACGTAGTTCGGCGGCACAGCGCTGCAGCGTGCGCGCGTGCTGGTGCCCGGTGAGCCGGCGCGCGCTCATCGGTGGATGGCGATTGCCTTCGCTCTCGGCAGAGACGGCCAGGCGCACCCACTCGTCGGCCTTGGCCAGGCATGCGTCGCGGTCGCGCTCGGTCATTGCAGCCACCCGGGCAGCCACGGCGGCACGATCGCGTGCGGCTGCACCTCGTCGATCAGCGCGTTGAGTTGCGCGGCGCAGCGGTGATAGCGCTCGGCGGTGGACTTATGGTTGGCCATCAGGTGTTCCAGTCGCGCGCTCTGCGGCGCCGGCAACACCAGGGCCGGGCGCACCAGCAGTGCAGGATTCGGCGGACGTGGCGGCGTTCCAGCTCGACCAGATACACAACCCGACAGGGCCAACGTCGAGATCGCGCAGCACGCCGCGCTCAGCCACAAACCACACCCACCACGCTGGCACGCTCGCATAGCTCGCCTCGATCTGAGTCAATCGTTCGGTGTAGGCCAGGGCAACGCCTTGGCGTCGCGCGTCCTCGCGCGCCTGTGCCGCCGCCTGGTCGCGCAGGTCATCCTCGCGCTGGCTCGCGTCGCGCCATCCGCGCGTCATCCAGCCGGCGCCGAAAACGAGGGCGGCCACGAGGGCCGCCATCGCAAGGGAAGTGCCTCGGCCTGTCATCCGCACACCGCGATGCCGGGCCAGCCGGCCGCGAGGTACGCGGGCTCGGCGAGCTTGAGGATGCGATACACGTAAGCGCGGTTCTCGCGTCGTGCCCAGTCCGCGCGCGGGGTGTGCAACTCGACATGACCGAACCAGCGGGCGGCGTCGGCTCCCTGCGCCGATGCCCGCTCTTGATCACGCGGAATCCACGTGAGCCCGCCGTTGTACGCAGCCAGGACAAACGCCCATTGATCACACGGCGTCGCACCGCGCACGCGCGCATGCAGCCAGTGGTTGTAGCAGACCACGGCGCGCACGCTCCAATCGGCAGACCACGGATCGGGTGGGCCGATGTCCGGGCACACGGATTCGAGCCACGTCGATGTCGACGGGGTGAACTGCGCCATGCCCTCGGCGTACTTGCTACGCGCGTCGGCTTTCCATCGGCTCTCCACGTGGATCTGCCCGGCGATGCGAGCGACCGCATCGTTCACGCCGAAGCGTGAGGTCACTTCGCGGTCGAGCTTGAGCCGGTACAGCACCGACGCCTGGGGAATCACGATGCGGTCCGTGCCGGACGCGTGCGCGTCCTTGGCCCATGCGGCCATGAGCAGGAGGCCGATCAGCACCGCGCAGCAGATCGTCACGCGCAGCAGCGGGTTCCCGTAGCAGGTGTCCGTCGCGCGGCGCCTCACGTGAAGAACCCCGCAGCCAGGATGCACGCGCACACGATGAAGGCCCGGCGTTTTTCTGCGGCCATGCGCTCGATGTCGCGCAGCGCGCCGGGCCGGGAGCGCGGATGCAGCAGCCGGTCGATCCAGTAGCCCAGATAGGCGGCAATGCTGATCTTGCAGACCAGCCACGCGAGCAGGCCGATCTTCACGGGCTGCGCGTATTCCACCAGCGGGTTGGGTTGGGCGATGAGCCACAACGTGGCGACACCGATCAGCAGCAGCGTGATGCCGCGCAGCTTGTCGCGCGCGGAGCCGAGGAACGTCGTGGCGACGCTGAGCACCGGCAGCCAGAAGCCGCGCAATGTGTCACGCGCGGAGCCGAGAAACGTCGAGAGCTTCGAGGGAGTGTCCATGCCGCAGATGCTGCGGCATGGACATCGGATCGGCTTTTAGCGGCTGCTACTGAGCCGCGGTGCCGGCACCACCAATATAGCGCACATGGCGTGCGTGGAAAGCGGGGTCATCCGGTGTCGTCCGCAGGCGATCCAGGATGCTCGCGTCCCGTCATCATGCACGTGACCAGGCGCAGCGCACAGGTGCTGCATTGGCCCCGCAATCGAAGTGTCAGCTCATAGTAGTCGCGCGCTGCCACGCGTGCGCCACTCGCGGCGTTGATCGCAACATCCGCCACGCCCTTGGGTTCCATTTGCTCGTCTTGCATCGCTCCTCTCCCCGCTCCTGTAGGAGAGAGATTTCCAGCACGATGCGTGCCACGCTGATGGTGCGGCGCCATGCGCTCAATCGGCGGTCAGTCGCCACGCGTCGACACGCCACAGTGAAGGCATCGCAACCTGCCGCCTGGCGACCGTGTTGCTTGCGGGATCGACGCAGTCGATGCTGGAGCCATCCACGAACGGGCGCACCAACGCCTCAATAGGACACACGGCAGGCACCGTATGTCTCGTCCAGGCGGTCCGGTGCACGAGCGCGCCTCGCGCCATATCGAGCACCATGAGCCACTCGCTTCGATCCTGCGGCCGCGTGAACTGGAGAAGATCGCCGTCCCGGACCGGGCCAAAGAATTGGACGTGAAATACGGCCAGGGATTCGGGATAAACCTGCGCCTGCATGCGCTCGCGATAGCGCGCCCCGTCCAGTTCGCGCTGCAAGCGAAAGTTTCCGGTCTGCGCCTCGATGTAGACCTCCCACGCCCGGTCAATTTCGGCGGCCTCTGTACTCCCGACGACACGACGCGCCTCGCGCGGCTCGCCCGGCCTGCACTTCAAAAAGAGGTAGTCACCGCAGCCGGGGCACTTGGTCTTTCGCTGTACCGGACGCGCAAGGCACATGCCGCAAAGAGGGCATGCATTGACCATAGAGACGGTCACTTCTTCGGCTTGTTTGAGATGTAGTCGCGGCCGGCGATGCGTGAATTCTTGCCGCCGATGACGACGCTGCCAGTCGGCACGCCGAGCTTGAGAGATTGCACCAACGCGAGTGTCTGCTCGCGCTGCGCAGGGTGCAGGGTGCGGAAGTCGCGCACGAGCTGGCGCTCCTCTCCCGTGAGCGTCACCTCTCCATCGCCGTACCACTGAGGCCAAAGTTCGGCGAGCGGGAGTCGTGTTGCCTGGGCGATCCACTCTTCCACCGCCTTGCTGCGGCTGCGGCCGTGGATGACGGCACCCACCGTCGTCGGCGCTACGCCGCACCGCTGAGCCGCCTCGGTTTGCTTGAAGCCCGCGATGGACAGGGCTGCCTTTATTTGCGCCGGGTGCATCAGCGCGAGGCCATGCCGCTTGACGTTCGCGCGCCATGAATGTACCGTCGCACTGTAGTACATTTCACGCGCACATTTTTGAGCGGCGAACTGTCCGCCGCCGGATGACGAGACGAGCAATGAGCCCATCCCCACAGCAACCAGCTCTCATCAAGTACGCGCTCGCGCTGCGTGGCTACACGCAGACCGGCGTCGCGCGCGAATGTGACGTTGAAGCCACGACGGTCGGGGCCGTTATCCACGGCCGCAGCCGTAGCAAGAAGATCGAGGCTCGCATCGCGGCAATTACAGGGATGGCGCTCGCCGAGCTCTGGCCCCAGTGGCACAGCCCATCGGCCAAGCGCTCCCGCCGCCCGGTCATGTCGGCGATGCAGGTCGCGGAGCTGCTCCGTGCGTCCGCTGGCTGACCCAGTGACAAGGACACACGCTAAGTCGGTGGTGAGTGTGCTCATTCGGGCATTTCGCCATGCGCAAGCCGTTTGCGCAATAGCAAACCCGTCCCGTGTTTGTGGCCCGCCCATCGGAGGGGTGCCCAATGCCGCGCCGTAATTGGAAGGGCTACCGCCCAACGTCCCTGCAGGACGCGATCGAGGCCTGTGTCGACTTCGCGCGAGAGCGCCACCAGATGTCGGTCGATCGCATCGCCGAGGACATGGGAATCGCGTCCAAGTGGACGCTCTACAAGTACATCGAGAGCGCCAGCATCCCCGCGCGCCTGATCCGCCCGTTCGAGGTCGCCTGCCACGCCACCTTCGTCACGCAGCACCTGGCCGCGTCCGCGCGCAAGCTCGTGATCGATATCCCCACAGGCCGCAAGGCCACACCCGCCGACATCCACGCCGTGCAGGACGCCTGCACCAGCGCGATCGGTGCGCTGCTCATGTTCACCGCGGGCAAGGCGCAGGCCGCGCCGACGATCGCCGCGGTCACCGATGCCATCGAACGCCTCGCACGCGAACGCGCCGAGGTGGAACGCCACGCCCAACCGGAGCTCGACCTGCAATGAAACCTTCCTGTCTGCGCGCCGGCATGTGCGTGCGTCGTGTCGATCGACCGGATTCCCCGCCGTTGGTGTTCGTGCACCGCTGCGAGGTCCGCCGGCAATCGACGCTCCAGTGCGATTCCTACCGCGGCCAGGGGGGGCCGGATGATGCGGGCTACGTGCAAATCAGCGACTGGGATATGTCGCGCAAGTACGTGCGCGCGCAGGTGGCCGCATGAGCGCGGATCGCCGCTACATCAACGCTGCCCAGCAACGCGTCCTGCAGATGCTCCTGCGTCTGGCGGGTCACGAGATCGAAGGCATCGCGCCGAGCGAGCTCGCCCTCGCCTTGCGCACGAGCCCGAGCAACGTCACGCGCGATCTCGCCAACCTGCGCGAAGCCGGTCTCGCCGAGCCGATCGACGAAACCATCAATCGCTGGCGCCTGGCGCCACGCATCGTCCAGATCAGCCTGGCCACGGGCGCCGCCTTGGCCAAGGCGCAAGACCGCCTCACCGACGCGCGTCAGCGCTTCTCCACACACCCGCACTGAGGATCACATGGCACGTCCCCGCACACAGCGTTCACCCGAAGCAACAGACGGCATCGCGGCCGCCGGCGTGGATCACGCGGCGCTCGAAAGCGCTGGCGCCGCGGCGTCGGAACTCTCGCGCAACGTCGCGCTGGTTGACCGGCAGTTCAGCATCGACATCGCCTACAACCTCGACGTCTACATCGCCGCGATCCACCACCGCGCAGCGGAGAGCGCGTCCCGCATGATCGAAATGGGCTGCCTGCTGATCCAGATCCGCGAACGCGAGACGCGCGAAGTGTTCGCCACCGCGCTAGATCGGATCGGCCTCCCGCCTCGCTTCGCTCAGCGCGCGATGCAGGCCGCGTTCAAGCTGCAGGATCGCCGCGCGATCCAGGCGCTCGGTGTCAGCAAGGCGCTGGAGCTGCTGAGCGAGGATGACGACACGCTGGACGATCTGGAAGCCGGCGGCACGTTGGCCGGGCTCACGCTCGACAAGATCGAGCGCATGAGCGTGCGCGAGCTCAAGCGCACGCTGCGCGCCGAGCGCGCCGAGCGTGAGGACGAGAAAGCCGCCGACGAGGAAATCATCCGCAACAAGGATGAGCGAATCAACAAGCTCTCGCGCCGCGCCACGCGCAGCAGCCAGCGCGAACAGGTCGCCGGACTGCTCAACGATCTCGATCAGTACACGGTCGAGTGCGCGACCAACCTCAAGCACCTGCGCGACACCGCGCGCGCGATCGATTCGGTTTACGCCGACGCCGGCCTGCAGGCGGATGAGGAGGTCACGCAGCGCATCGAGAACGATCTCAACCTCGTCGCCGAATGGCTCCGACAGATCGAAACGGACCTGGGCGAATAACGGGGCAGGGGCAGGGGAATGCACGCAGGGGAACTGGCAACGATGCAGCTGCTCGCACGCTACGCAGAGCAACTCACGCAAGCGCCGCACAAAGGCCGCGGAGAGATTGCGGCCGAAGGTGCGCGCGCGTTGGGCGTGAGCGTGCAGACGTTCTACTCCCGCCTGCGCAAGGTCGGCTACAACAGCGGCCGCAAGCTGCGCGCCGACAAAGGCGACAGCCGCGTGAGCGTCGACCAGGTGCGCACGGTCGCCGCGATGCTGCAAGCCTCTCGTCGAACCACCGGAAAGCGCATGCTCCCGGTGTGCGATGCGATCGATGTCGCCGGGGCGAACGGCATTCTCACCGAGCGCGTGAGCCCCACCACGATGCTGCGCATCATGCGGCGCGAGGGCTGTCATCCGAGCCAGCTCGCGCAGCCCACGCCGCACACGAGCATGCGCTCGCTCCACCCCAACCACGTCTGGCAGCTCGATGCGTCGATCTGCGTCCTGTACTACCTGCGCAACGGCCAGGCCGCGGTCATGGACGAGCGCACGTTCAACGCGCGCAAGCCCAAGGATCTGGCGCGCATCGGCAATCAGCGCGTCATGCGCTACGCGCTGACGGATCACTACACGGGCGATGTCATCGCGCGCTACTACGAGGCCGCGGGCGAGGATCAGAAAACCCTGTTCGATTTCCTGCTGTTCGCGTTCCGGCCGCAGCCCGGCCGCGTCATGCACGGCGTGCCGTGGATGTTCGTCTGGGATGCAGGCTCAGCCAACCAGAGCCACGGCATTCGCAACCTGCTCGATCAGCTGGCCGTCCGCCACTGGGCGCACATCCCCGGCAACCCGCGCGCGAAGGGTCAGATCGAGTGCGTGCACAACGTGATCGAGCGCAAGTTCGAGGGCCGGCTCACGTTCACGCGCATCGACAGCATCGAGCAGCTCAACGCCCACCTGGACACGTGGCTGCGCGGATTCAACGGGGCACACGTGATGCGCCGCCACGGCCACACCCGCGACGCGCTGTGGCAGACGATCCGTACCGACCAGCTGCGCCTGTGCCCGCCGATCGCGACCTGCGCCGTGCTCATGCATTCCAAGCCCGAGCCGCGCACGGTCATCGGCAACCTTACGATCACGTTCCGCCCGCGCGGTCACGAGCGCGCGACCTACAGCGTCGCGCACGTGCCGTGCGTGCGCGTCGGCGAAACCGTCGACGTGGTCGCCAATCCGTACCGTGCCCCGGCGATCTTCGTCGTCGGCAAGGATGAGGACGGCAGCACGCGCTACTGGGAGTGCGAGCCGATCGCACTCGACGCCGCGGGCTTCTTTGCCGACGCGCCGGTCTATGGCGAGCGCTACGCGGCGCAGGCGGACACCGATGTCGACACCGCGCGCAAGGAGGCCAACGAAGCGGCCTACGGCGCGCGCGAAACGCTCGATGCCACGGCCGCGAAAACCAAGGGCGCCATCGCGTTCGATGGCCGCATCGATCCATTCGCCGACTCGCGCGAGAAAGCCGAGCAGACGCCTGCGTACATGCAGCGTCGCGGCACCGAGCTGCACTTGCCAAACCCGATGCACGTCGAGCTGCGTCCCCTCACGCACATCGACGCGCTCATGGAACTGCGCGCGCGCCTGCAGCGCCCCCTGGTCGCCGCCGAAGCCGAAGCCGTGCGGGCGTGGTTTCCCGACGGCGTGCCGCACGAGGAAGTCGAGCGGCTCGTCGAGCGCATCCAGCAACTCAGTTCTGCCGGCATGCCGCCGGCACCCACCGACGCGCCGCGCCTCGTCGCGGTGCGCTGACCCAAGGAGCCCCCGCCATGAGAGCCAGCATTTTCATTAGAGAGCCGAACCTTCTCCGCGAGGCGAAGGCCGGCGATGCGTTCGTCGTCCACGCCGTTGCCCTGCAGGAATGTGTCTGCGTGCGTCAGACCGACGAGGGCGACTCTGTCGAGACCGATCCACGCGCGGTCGAAGATACGGTGGTCGTGATCGCGTGCCGCGTGCACTTCGGTGAAGTCGGCCACCGCCCCGCCGGTCACACCGAGTTCGTCTCGCTCGACAACTGGGTCACGTTCGTCGAGCCGGTCGAGACGCTTGCGTTCCGCGAGCGCCACGCCGATGGCAGCGAGGCACCCGCAGTAGCGACCGAACGTGCCACGCCTGGGTCCGCCTCGACTGTACGCGACCTGCTCATCGACGAGGCAACCGACCAGCTCATCAACGAAGCCGCCGACAAGATCGTCCATGCCGGCCTGGTGTCGATGCTGCGCACGCCCACACCCACCCCCGGCTGACCGCCGGGTTTTCCACCCACGCCCCCCAAACAGGAGATCCGCCATGTCATACGCAGCCCCCGCAGTTTCATCGGTCGACGCGCTCGATTGCGCGCCACCGTGTCGCCCGTTCCCGCGCGTGCATCAGATGATGCCCGGGCGGCTGTTCCAACCGGTCAACGATCCCGACCACGTGTTCGCGCTGCTCTCGCACGATGCGATGGGTGTGATGGATGGGGCGCGCATCTGGTGCGTCGTGATCGCCGCACACGATGCGAGCCACCACCAGGCCGGCATGCTCGTCGCGTTGCCGCGTGATGCCCAGGTCGAGCCGCTGCGCGTCGCGCAGCCCATGCGCCTGGCCGTGGTGCGCTGACATGATCACGGGCCGTCCACTGTCCAGCGAGAAGAGCACGGGGCCCTACAAGCTCCGCGCGATCCTCTACGACCACGCGCTCAAGCAAGGCGATCTCGCGAGCCGGCTCACGTATCAGAGCGGCGTCCGGGTCGGTCAGCGCATGTCGCACACGACGATTTCCACGCTGATCACGCGGCGCGTCTGGCCCATGACGTTGCCGCGCGAACTCATCGAGTCCACGACGGCGCAATTCCTGCGCGAACACAACGTGCCCGATGCCATCGCGGCAACGGCGTGGGAGATCGAGGGTGACCTCGATCCCCACGCCGGCTCCAGTAATTCCCGCTCGGGCGCGAAGGCCAATTCAGAGCCAGAGCAGGCGACCTCACTCGATCTACCGGAGAACGAAATGCTATCACCCGCGGCAAAGGAACACTTCAAGTTGGCGACCCACCCGTTCGTCAACGACGTGCAGGGCCCGCAGGATGTCTACCTGTCGCGCGACCAGCGCTACGTGCGCGAGTCGATGTACTACGCGGCCAAGCACGCGGGGCTGTTGGCGATCATCGGTGAAAGCGGCAGCGGCAAGACCACCTTGCGCCGCGACCTGCTCGATCGCCTACGCCGCGACAACGAACGGATCGTCGTCATCCAGCCTCAGACGATCGACAAGAAGGCGCTGACCGCGGCGCACATCTGCGACGCGATCATCGCCGACTTGTCTGCCGAACAGCCCAAGCTTTCGCTCGAAGCAAAGGCGCGCCAGATCCAGCGCATCCTCGCTGCCAGCGCTGGCATCGGTCATGCGCACGTCCTGATCATCGAGGAAGCCCACGACCTCTCCAACCCCACGATCAAGTACCTCAAGCGCTTCTGGGAGATGGAGGACGGCTTCAAGAAACTGATCGGCGTCGTGCTCGTTGGCCAGCCCGAGCTTGCGCTGCGGCTGGACGAGCAGCGCAATCCGGATCTGCGCGAGTTCATCCGCCGATGCGAGGTCGCACGGCTCAAGAGCCTCAACGGCAATCTCGAAGAGTACTTGGCCCTCAAATTCAAGCGCATCGGCCTGCAGTTGTCAGACGTGTTCGCGGCCGATGCGTTCGACGCGATCCGGGCGCGCTTGACGCGCCGCCGCCAGGGCTCGACGGATGTCGAGTCGCACCTTTATCCGCTCGTCATCAACAATCTCGTGGCCAAGGCGATGAACCTCGCGGTCGAGCTTGGCGCCTCCAGCGCCACGAGGATCGACGCGCAACTCGTGGGGAGGGTGTGATGGCCCACGCCGCGAACTCCCTCTACACGAAAGTCAACGACGCGCTGATCAAGGCCCAGGGCGGCAAGCGCTGCTGCCCTGCGTGTCGGCGGATGAAGCCCGCCGAGGGCTTCCGCATGCTCGTGCTGCCGCGAGCCAAGGTGCTGCGCTGCGAAACCTGTGCCGTGCGGCGCGCGGGGGGTGCCCGATGAGCACCGCCCGCACCGGCTTCGCGCCCACGCGCCCGGCCACGCCGAACCAGCGCAACTACATCCGAATCCTCATGGGCGAGATCGAGCTGCCCACGGACCAGATCACGCTGCTGCACCGTCGCTTCTACGAATCCGCAGGTGTGCCTGTGCGCGAGCCAGGTGAGCGCATCGACACCGCGCTCGCGTCGCTCACGTTCGCCCAGGCAGTAAGCCTGATCGAAACGCTCCAGCGTGAGTGTGCCGACCAGACCGGGGATGAGCGCTCATGAAGACGCCAGGTCTGTGGTCCCGCGTCCAGTCCACGCTCGCCGCGTCGCCGACCGCGATGACATCGAGGGATGTCGCCAACCAGCTCGGCGTCCAGACGTGCGAAGTCAGCAGCATGCTCCACCGCTATGCGCAGTACGGGCGGGTCGCGCGCGTCGTACAGCGCGACAACCCCCTGCTGCACTGGCGTCTGCTCGATCGCGATCCACGCCGAGATCCGCGATGCGGCGATGCGCTTCGGCGCGGAACGGAGACCCGCGCGGTGACGGGCGTCGCGATCGCAAACAGCGGTGCGCTCGTGCGCGTGGAGGGCGTCCGCGGGTTGTTCTGGCGCGCCAAGTCCTGGCGCACCTGGGCAGAAAAGGCCGACGTGATCGCGCGGGGTGCGCCATGAGCGTGCATACCGACGAGCACCTGGCGCACTGGGGCGAGCAGTTCGTCGCATCGGGTCTGCGCGCGGTCATGACGTTCGATCACTTCATGAGTCTGCCGGTGGGCTTGCGCGCGCGTCGCGTTGCCCGGTCCACGTTCGCGGCGGCCATCCAGGAGCGCATCGAGCGCGAGATCCCCGACGCCGGTCTGCGCGACAGCGCACTGGTCGATCCATTCCATCACGGGAAGCGCGAGCGCAGGCGCCCCTGGTACTACCGGCTGCGCAATCACTTGAGGGGCAGGAGATGAGTACCAACGCACGTTCCCTGTTGGCCGACGTTCTGCGCGAGCGCGAGATCTGCGCGACCAACGAACGCCAGAAGATCGCGCGCGAAGTCCAGCGCATGACGCGCAGCCCGTGGCTGCTCGCGTTGCAGTGCGCCTGCCTCGTGGGCGCCCTGTTCACGGCGTTCATCGCGGGCTCGATCATCGGCGCCATCGTGCGCGCGAATGCGACGCTCGCGGCAGCCGAGGCGACCCACCAGCAGCTGCTGGACAAGGAGGCGCGCGTCGACGCGCTGTGGCGGCAGCTGGAGGAGATCCAGCGCGAGCAGGCCGTACCGGCCCCGCACCACCAACGGATGACGCCCGATGCTGGTCAAGTGTCCCGCCTGTAACGCGTCGTTCGCGCTCGAAGCGGCCCTCGCGATCGACGCGGGCCGCTCGGCGTTGATGCAGGCGCTGGCCATGCCGGCGCCGCTCGCGCGCCTGCTCGCTGCGTACCTGGGCATGTTCCGGTCCGCCGGTCGAGCGATCAACTTCGATCGCGTCGAGAAGCTCCTCGGCGAGCTCCAGCCGATGCTGGCCGACGAGAAGGTCACGCGCGCGGGCAGCACGCGTGCCGCGCCGCTGAGCGTCTGGCAAGCCGCGCTCGAACGCATGGTCGAGCACCGCGATGTCGGCAAGCTCGATCTGCCGCTCAAGACCCACGGCTACCTGATCGAGATCGTGTTTGGCCTGGCCGACAAGGCCGAGGCCCAGGCCGAACGGCAGACCGAGGAAGCGCGCCAGCGCGGGCAGCACCGCGACCCCGCCAGGTCGACCGAGGCCGACGCGCGCGTGCAGCGCACGTGGACGATCTCACGCATCCGCGGGGATCTCGACCTCGGGCTGATTACCCGCGACCAAGCCGCCGAGCAGCTGCGTGCTGCCGGCATCAATCCGGAGGTGCTCGATGCATGACGTCCTCACCCGCGACACGCTGCTCATCGCGCTGCGCAATCACATCGGCCGCGCGCGCGGCGTCACGGTAACGGCGCTGGCGCGCCAGCTGCTCGGCGCCGAGCCCACGCGCGGCGAGGAACGTCTCGTGCGCAAGCTCGTGGTCGAGCTGCGCAGCGAAGGCCACCACGTCTGCGCGCACCCCGACGATGGCTACTACCTGGCTGCGACCTCCGACGAGCTCGACCAGACGATCAGCTTTCTGCGCAAGCGCGCGATGTCCTCGCTCGAGCAGATCGCTGCCATGAAACGTATCTCGCTGCCCGATCTGTTCGGCCAGCTGAAGCTCCCGACTTGACGGTTCCCGCTGCCCCCGCAGGCCACCGCCACGTCAACGAGGAAACACCATGAGCACCATGACCCAGATCGAAAGCCTCACCAAAGTATTCGCCGCCGCGCGTGCGGAACTCGCCGAGCGCCTGGAGACCTTGCGCAAGGAGCAGGAGGACGCGAAGCGTCGGCGCCTGCAGGGCATCAAGAACGCGCTCGGCCGCGTTCAGTCGGCGCACGACGAACTGAAGACGGCGGTCCAGGCCGGAAAGGATCTGTTCGACAACCCAAAGACCCGCGTCATGCACGGCATCCGCGTGGGCTGGATGAAACAGCGAGGCAAGCTGGAAGTTGGCGATCCGGACGGGATCGTCGATCGCATCCGCAAGATGCTCGGCGAGGAGGCAGTCGGCTACATCAAGGTCACCGAGAAACCGGTCATGACCGCGCTGGCCAACCTGCCAGCGAAGGATCTCAAGCGCCTCGGCGTGACCCTATCCGACGATATCGACGCGGTCGTGATCAAGGCCGCCGACAGCGACCTGGACAAGCTCATCGACGCCCTGGTCAACGACAAGGATCTGGAGGACGTCACGTGAACCAGCGCCGCACGGCAGAAATCACCGAACTGCCCGAGGGCACGCTGGACCGGCTCATGGTCGGCCGCGCGACGGATGGCGATCAGATGCTCGCGCGAAACGCCATCCTCGCGTACCGGGCCCAGGAGGCGATCACGCAGCGTGCGCTCGCGTTCACCGACGAGAGCATGACCGAAATCGTCGAGCGCGAATGCGTGTATCACCGCGGCATGGGCGTCTACACGTTCGTCGGCGAGAACGGCGCGGAGACCGAGACCCTCGACCAGGCCGCGGGCCACATCCGCCGCGCTGTCGACTGGCTGCTGGCCCGCGGCCTGGCGGTCGTGGGCGCCAACCGCCAATGCCTCACGATGCTCACGCCGCCGGGAGGTGTGCCGTGAAGCCGGCCAAGCTCGATCCCGAGGTACTCACCGCTCTGAGATTTTCACGTGCCGCGGTGAAGAAGTTGGCCGCCGCCGCGGAATCACTCCGCGAGGCAGGCGGCTGGTGGGGAGACGTTGACGGGTTCCTGGAGCGCAAGCTGGATGACGCAGCTTCTGTTCTACGTGGTCACGCGAGGGCGCTTGAGGCGGACATGGACGAGGTGCACTGGTACTCGCGGCCTCGGGCCCGGAAGGCGCGCCCATGACCAAGTCTCGCGGAATCCTTGCTCCTCGTCACAGGTGGGATGCGGCCGAGCTGATCGTGCTGCGCGAGTTCTACCCCCACATCCCTACGCGGATCATCGCTGCCGCGATGGAGCTTCGGGAGTGTGTCGTCGCCGGCGGCGCGAAGCAACAAGGTCGCACGAGGCGAAGCGTTCGCGATCGGATGGGTGCAAGCAATTTCCTCTCAGTTCGGCCAGGCCGTCTTGCCAGATGGTCGCGACGCAGCGCTGAAAGCCGCCGTCGAGTCGAAGCATCCGAACGCGGGCACGTCTGCCGGCCGGGATCTCACGAAGGGCGGTCGGTCATCGTGGGCCGATCGTGAACCTGATCGAGGTCCTGATCCTCAATCACTGCAAGTCCCACGACATCCCCATTCCAGCTGCCAACCAGGAGACCAGCCCATGAAGAAAAACACCGCGACTCGGAAGCCCGCCAAGTCGGTCAAGAAGGCTGATATTCCGTTCTACAGGTCGAACGAAAAGCCCTTCGGCGCCTTCAGCAATCTCTTCCGACGCCCGATGGAGTTCGAAGGCCGCGTGTATCCAACCGCGGAGCACGCCTATCAGGCCGGTAAGGCGAGAAAGGATGAAGTGCGCGAATGGATCCTCAGTGCGCCCACGCCGTCGCTGGTCGCAATGGCGGCGCACGGTCTCTACACCTGGGATATCGTCCCCGAGTGGTCGCGAACCAAGTTCGACAGGATGCGCAAGGTGCTGAGCGCCAAGTTCAACCAGCACGAGGATCTCAAGCAGCTGCTCCTCTCGACGGGCGACGCACGGCTGGTGGAGGCAGGACGCACCGACAATGCCGTCAACCGGACGTGGGGCGAAGTGAACGGAAAGGGACAAAACATGCTGGGAGTGCTGCTGATGGAGGTCCGCGACGAGATCAGAGCGCAGGACGAATCATCGGCAAAGGCCAGCACAAAGAAGGCCAAGCAAGTGAGCAGACCAGCCATCCGCGAATCGATTCGCGTGGCTGCCTAGTAGGACCTGCGCGCGTACGATGCCTACGACTCGCTATCAGTCCGAACTCGATAAGCTGCCCGAGACGTATGCGGGGGCAATGCGCGAGGACGTTCTGCACTGGTACTCGCGGCCTCGGGCCCGGAAGGCGCGCCCATGACCAAGTCTCGCGGAATCCTTGCTCCTCGTCACAGGTGGGATGCGGCCGAGCTGATCGTGCTGCGCGAGTTCTACCCCCACATCCCTACGCGGATCATCGCTGCCGCGATGGAGCTACGGGAGTGTGTCGTCGCCGGCGGCGCGAAGCGGCTCGGGCTGAAAAAGACGGACGCGTATCTGGCTTCGCCGGAGGCATGCCGGCTGCGTCGCGGTGACAACGTCGGCGCCGCCTATCGATTCCCAAAGGGCAACGTGCCGGCGAACAAAGGGTTGCGTCGCCCCGGCTGGGCGCCAGGTCGTATGGCAGCAACGCAATTCAAGAAGGGGCGTCCCGCGAGCGAGGCGCGCAACTATGTGCCGATCGGTACCGAGAAGGTCCACCCTAAGCGCCGCGTGTTGATGCGCAAGATCACAGACGATCCTTCGATCTTTCCCGTGATGCGTTGGCGACCTGTCCACGTCTTGGTCTGGGAGTCCGCTCACGGCGTCGTGCCGCCCGGCCACATCGTCGTTTTTCGCCCAGGCAGGAAGACGTTCATCGCGTCGGAGATCACGATCGATCGAATCGAGCTGGTGTCGCTCCGAGAGAACATGCGACGCAACACCGTGCACAACCTGCCAGCGCCGCTGCCACAGCTGATCCAGCTGCGCAGCGCGCTCAATCGCAAGATCCGAGGACTCGAAAAGGGGACCCATGAAAAACAAGATTGAAGACCTTCGGAACCATCTGTTCGAGCAGCTTGAACGCTTGAGCGACGACGACGTGGTAAAGGACGGTGGCCTCGAACGCGAGATCACGCGGGCGAAAGCGATGAGCGATGTCGCGAAGACCATCATCGACTCTGCGCGTGTCGAGGTCGACTTCCTCAAAGTCCGAATCAACGCGCCGCGCCTGAATGGGGTGAAGTCCGATTTCATCGAGAATGGGAAGGCGCTCCCGGCGCCTGGCTATGAAGGCCAGGAGCGGAATCCGTGAAAGCAACCATCTACTGCGTTGCTTCGCCAGGGGATGATGGCCCAGCGTTGGATCTCGCCCTGCGCACGACGCTGCCTTTCATCCCTCATCCTGGAATGGCGCTCAAGTTCCACGAGCACGGCGATCATCATCCCGTCGCGGAGGTCCTATGGGACTGCTCCAAGCCAAACGAGATCGACGTGTTTATCGTGGAGCCCGACAGCGATGCGCTGCTGCCGAAGGCCGAGCAGCTTCTCGCACAGGGTTGGGAGGAGCAATGAGCGCGCCTCGCCGTCGCGGCGCAAACGGCAAGCCGGAACGCTCGAACGATCTGGCCAAGATCCACATCGCCAAGGCGCAGCTGCACCTGGAAGACGACACGTACCGCGACATGCTGTGGTCGGTCGCCCGCGTCCGCTCGGCGAAGGACTTGGACGGCGGCGGCCGCGAGGCCGTCTTGCGCCACCTGCGCAGCTGCGGTTGGAAGGACACTTCGACGGCCGGCGGCACGGCCTACAAGAAGGGCACGCCCGCCGCGTTGATCCGTTGGCTCTGGACGCAGCTGCACCAGGCCGGCGCCGTCGACGACAACAGCGACCGGGCGTTGCGCCGCTACATCGCCGGCCATCTGCCCGGCGCCATCGGCGACGAGATCGCCCCGCAGCACCTGGACCGGCAGGCGACCTCGTCCGTCATCGAGCAGCTCAAACGCTGGCTCGCCCGCATCGAGCTCGCCGCGAAGGAGCAGGCGACAGGATGAGCGCCAACCTCGACCGCTTCGCCAACCTGACCCGCGAGCTGGCCGACGTGGCCACGCGCATTGTGCGCGACGAGCTGGCGGTTCCGGAGGAGCGCGCGGCCGAGATCGGCATGCAGATCGCCCAGGACGTCTGCTCGGAGTTCGGCGGTCAACTGATCTACATCCCGATGAACGCGCTCGCCAAGATCGACCAGCGCGACCGCGACATGTTCTCGCTCTACCTGGCCAACGGCCGCGACGCGGTCGCCGTCGCCAAGCACTTCGGCGTCTGCATCCAGACCGCCTACCGCCGCATCAAGCTCGTCGAATCCGCCGCCTACGCGCTGCGCCAGGGCGCCCTGTTTGACCCCGCCGACTGACCGCGAGACTCGTTGCCGTGCACGAGATGGTCGTTCGCTGCGGCGCCGGCCCTGACGAGGATTGGCAAGGAGCGCTGGACGCTTGGATCGCCTCGCATCCTGGCTACGAGACGTTCCCTTCACCACCCGGTACGGTGCTGCTTATTCGCGATGTCGCCCCGGGCGCTCCAGTCGCCTGACAGGGCTTTCGCACGGCGAAACGAGTTTTCATTTTGGCTTCCCATTTCTTCCCTTGGTTGCCCATGATTTCCCGGTTATCAAGCAACACCCCTCCCGGTTATCGTGCGCCCCATCATTCTCCCGGAGGGAGAAGGGAAAAGCAAAGACAGCGGAGCAAGCTCTACGAGAGGCCAAGGCGGGCGAGCACCCCCGTAGAGCCGAGCTTGCTCGGCTGGTTTTCTTTCCCCCTCCGACACGCGGTTCAGCCACGCAATGCGGCGGCCTCGCGCGCAAGCGTCTGGATCGCAGCCCAGTCGCCTGACTTCACGGCGGCGGCCGGTGTGAGCCAGGAACCGCCGACCGCGGCGACGTTGGGCAGAGCAAGATAGTCGCGCGCATTGGCCAGGCCGATGCCACCCGTCGCGCAGAACCGCAGCTGTGGCAGAGGGCCACCGAGTGAACGCAGGGCTGGCGCGCCGCCGACATTCTCGGCCGGGAAGAACTTCAGATGCCGATAGCCGCGCTCGAGCAGGGTCATCGCTTCGCTCGCCGTCGCAACGCCGGGCAGATACGGCAACGCGATCGCGTCGGCGGCATCGAGCAGCGTCGCGGTGCCTCCGGGCGATACCGCGAAGCGGGCGCCCGCGCGCTCGGCGGCGTGCAGATGCTCGGCGCTCAGCACCGTGCCGACACCGACGACCGCACCTTCGACTTCGGCCGCTATCGCGCGGATCGCCTCGAGCGCCGCGGCGGTACGCAGCGTCACCTCGATCGCCGGAATGCCGCCAGCAACCAGCGCACGGGCGAGCGCGACCGCGTCGCGTGCGGAGTCGACGACGACGACCGGTATCACGGGCGCCAACGCCAGGATCCGCGCGAGCGCATCCTGCTTGTTCTCGATATCCGTCAT